AAGCTTAAGGGCTCTAAATTCACCCAACGGAGTGATTCTGAACGCAGTAATCAGCTGTATGACGAAGCACAAGAACTTCTCAAAATGTACCGCTAATTTTTTCTAAATGGCTGTCACTTTTAATACTCATTCGGGGGACGGCACGACCGGCCCCTTTTCTTTTACATTTGAATACATTGATGAGTCTGACGTCAAAGTAAGTATTGACGGCACTACTCAAGCCACAACTGCATACACTTTCCCAACAGCCTCTACTATTCAATTTGTTTCGCTGACTCCCTCTTCCAGCCAAACAATCCGAATCTTCCGTGACACGGATATTGATGACCTCAAAGCCACCTTCTTTGCTGGGTCTTCTATCCGTGCACAGGATCTGAACAACAACTTTGAACAGAATAACTTTGCTGTTCAAGAGATCAAAGATCAGTATGTAACGCAAGAAAACGGTTCATTCAGCACTAATGTTGACATGAACAGCAACCGGATCACCGACCTGGCTGATCCTGTTAACGCTCAAGACGCTGTAACCAAACAGTATCTTGAAGACAACTACTTTGATGATGGTACAGAAACCATTACCAGCGGTGAAACTTGGCCCGATAACGACACTACCATCGCTACGACGGCAGCTGTTGACAACCTTGTTGACAGCAAGATCGACACTGCGATTGAAGGTGATGTTCTTATTGATGCTACTGGTCTTACCAAAAATGCTTCTGGTGGTCAGGTAACCCTGGGCATTGGCGCTGGATCGGTTGATCTTGACCGTATTAAAGCTAGTGACATCATTACGTCGGCTGAATCTAACCCTAACAACGACACCACGATTGCTACCACGGCTAAGATCGACGACATGATCGACGCCGCTATCACTGGTGACATTGCTACCGATAACACCGGTATCACTGTTACTGATGATGGTGACGGTACAATTACTCTTGGTCTTGCGAACATTGATCTTGATCGGATCAAAGCTGGTGACATTATTACCTACGCTGAGCAAAACGCTGGTCCTACCATTGACGACGACAGTATCTTTACTTCTAGTGCTGCTTCCCGTCGTTTTGATACTCTTGTCCAAACTGGCACTCCTAGCGGATCTGATTGGGAAACTGGTAAGACTTGGTTGCAGAATGATGACAACCAGACCCTTAAGATCTGGAGTGGTTCTGCTTGGCTAGACGTTGCATCTGGTGGTTCTTTCCGAACCCAAGATAAAGTCATTTATGTGGATGCTACTGGCGGAGATGACTCTAAAACCGGTCACCGTATTAGCGGACCTAAACTGACGATTAAAGCTGCTATCAACGACATCAACGCAGACGTCGATACATCTATTAAGACAGCTGGTTCCGGCTATTCTGATGGTACTTACACTAATGTCCCGTTGACTGGTGGTACCACTGGTTCAGGTTTGACAGCTACAATTACAGTTACTAGCGGTTCTGTTAGTTCAGTAACTAACGTTGCAAACTCTACACTGCAAGAATATCAGATTGGTGACATCCTTTCTGCTGCTGACTCTAACCTTGGTAGTGGTGGCGGTTCTGGCTTTGAGCTGGAAGTGACTGGTGGCGGTGACGGTATGACCGTGATTGTTGCTGCCGGTGATTATGCAGAAGCGGCACCTATCCAGATCAAACGTCGTAATGTGTCCATTGTTGGCATGGCGCTGCGTAGCACTATTGTGCACCCTACAAGTACAACTCAAGGTGACCACGCTGATGGTAACAATGCACTGTTTGAATTGAACAGTGGTTCGTTTATCCAAAACCTGACGTTGACTGGCGTTCAAGCTGGTACTTACAGCTCTGGCGATCCTAACACCTTAGACCCTGATCTTCCTAAGCGTCAAGGTTGGAACTTTGCGTTCTACGACAACTGTGTCATTACGAAGTCTCCGTACATTCAAAACTGTACTAACTTCTCTGACAGCCAGATTGTAAACACTAGCAGTTTCAATCCTCACAACCCTGCTGGTGGTCAAGGTGGTGACCTTACTAACGCACCTACTGGCGGCGGTCTGCTTGTCGATGGTGCTGTGCCGCACACCTCTAGTCCCCTGCGGTCTATGGTTTGCGACAGCTACACCCACGTTGGTCTAAATGGTCCTGGTATCCTTGTTACTAACAACGGTTACCTGCAAGCTACCAGTAGCTACGCATTCTTTAACAAGTACCACATCAAAGCACGTAACGGTGGTCAGGCTAACCTGGCTGCGTCTACTACTGACTTTGGTGAAAAGGCACTTGTTGCTGATGGTAAGTCTACCAGTGCTATCTTCACTGCAAGCGTCAACGGTGCAAAAACCAGTGGTTCTGAAACCTTTGACATTGACGGTATTACTGCAGGCAGCGGCTGGTTTGGTGATGCTAACATTCCGGCTACTAACATGTTGGTTACGGTCAACAGTGTTACTTATCCTATCTTGGAAGCCACTGCAATTACTGGTGGCTACCGTGTCAAGATTAGCCGACCCAATGCTAGCAACCGTAGCGTAAACGATGGTCTTAATGGAAACATCGCTGACAATGCTGCTGTGTCGTTCTTCCTTCGTTCTCAGATCGCTTCTAGCGGTCACACGATGGAGTACGTCGGTAGCGGTATGGACTATGATGCACTGCCTGAAAATGGTGGTGTGCCAGATGAAACCAAACAGATCACTGAACTTAACAACGGTAAGATCTGGACTGCTATCACTGACCACAACGGTAAATTCAAGATTGGTGGTAACCAAACCGATGACCCAATCTTTGAGGTAGACCAACAGCTTGGTTTTATTACCATTCCTACTGGTTCTATTGCCTTTGACTTGTTGTCGGATACGACTCCGCAGCTTGCTGCTGATCTGGATGCTCAAAGCAATAAAATCACTTCGCTTGCTAATCCTACCGGTGCACAGGACGCTGCTACTAAGAACTACGTAGATACTAAACTGCCTTTGTCTGGCGGTACAATGACTGGTAACACCAAACATGGTGACAACATTAAAGCACTGTTTGGTGATAGCGATGACCTGGAAATTTTCCACGACGGTACTGACAGTGTTGTAAAAGATGCTGGTGCTGGTGTTTTAAGTCTGCGTGGTGACGCTGGTGTCTATATTCAGAGCTTGGACGGCTCAAAGAGTGCTGCCACATTTGTGCCTGATAACCGAGCACAGTTGATGTATAACGGTGCTGCAAAGCTTGAAACTACTACTGGTGGCATCAACGTAACCGGCGAGATTGAAGGCGACAGCTTGGATATTGATGGCGCTGCCGATATTGCTGGCACCCTGACTGCCAACCGTCTTGTCGTTGATGACGACGGATCAGGTAGCCCGAGCGCAGTCATCAAAACTGACGACGGAAACCCCTATGCGTTCTGCGTTAAAAACGATACTTATTCAACAACTGAAAGCGTTGGTTTTTTGGGTTTCCAAGAAAACGATGGCGATATTTTTCTGGAAGCAAAAGGAAATGCAGAATATGTGCAATTCAATCTAAGGCAGAACAACGGCACTACTGCTAGGGCGTTAATTTATGGAGCGCCAGACGGTACAGTTAATTTATATCACGCTGGCAGCAACAAACTATTCACCACCTCCGGCGGCATCGACGTAACTGGCGAGGTCCAGTGCGACAGCTTGGATGTTGATGGAGCGGCTGATATTAGTGGTCAACTAACCCTGCACGATCATTTAGACCTGCAAGATAACGACATTATCAAATGCGGTACTGGCGACGACCTACAGATTTACCATGATGGATCAAGTAACTATGTTACCGGTGTTACTGGCGATCTATACATTCAAACGTCCAGCGCAGGTGATGATGTAGTTATTCGTGCAGAAGACGACGTTGTTATTCAAGTACAAAAAGATACGGGTGTTGAAAACGCTGTTATCTGCCACGGTGATGGATCAGTATATCTTTACCACAACAACTCTCAAAAGCTTCAAACCATTTCCAGCGGCATCGACGTAACCGGCACGGTGACGTGTGATGGGTTGACGTGTAATGGTGATGCAACTGTTTCCACAACCACCGGAATTCTCCGCCTCCGTGACAGCGACAACACTGGCGGCGGCGTAATCAATTATATTGTCGGTGAAGACAGTGGCGCAAACCCACGTTGGTATGTTGGGCAAACCACTACAAGCAATGAGCAGCTAAGAATTGTCAATGAAGCTAATTCTGATATTTTCTTCTATACCAATGGCGCTCCACGTTGTTACGTTTCTAATAGTGGTAATTTTGAGCCTAACAACAGTGGCACTCAGTCCCTTGGTGGCACAAACCGTTGGAACACCCTTTGGGTTGAAGACGTTAATTTCAGCGGCTTCGTTAAAGGTGTTGAGCGCACTGCAACGGCATCGTCGTTCGACATGTCTACTGGCAACTTCTGGACCTTCGGCGCAATCGCAGTTCCTAACCCGACTAACCAATCTGCTGGTATGTCCGGTCTTCTGCGGGTAACTGCTGCACCTACTAGCTTTGCTGCTAACTGGAAATTCCCAGGTGGTTCTTATACTGCACCAACTTCCTTCCCAGCCGTTGCTCCGTTCTTCGTCCAAGCAAGCGG